GCAAGTGCCCAATGAAGGGTACTTGGTAGTGAATTGGTCGATAATAGATTCCATGAACCAATCCCAGTCGCAATGTGACTCGTTGTACACATCCGCATACTCAAGTTCAACTCCACAACAATGCGTTTGTTCAACAGGCTGGTCATCCTGGTAAGGCTCGTAGTAGTGTTCGTTACATTCGTCACAAACCGCCACTGACTCCATTCCCATCCAAGATACGTCGTAGTAACAAACTGTGTGTGTATTTGATAGGTAGCTTACTGAACGACCCATGTTATAATTCCAATGAGTTGATTAGTGATTCGTCAACGTCCCATAGAGTTGCGTCCCTGTAATCAACAGTAAGAATCCTACCAGATGGTAGTACTATGTTCACATACTCACCAGGTTCGATGTGTACGTCAACGCTGATTGTGTTTGGTGACTTGATTTGTTCGTTTGTTCCGTCGATTATCTTCATGTTATGTCCTTTGTAATAAACTCAGTACAACACCCGAAGGTGCTGAGTGGATTTACTTAGCTGTAAAGTAGTCGTCTCGAAAGAATGATCCGTTCATCAGGTTGTATTTAGATGTTATGATAGAACCAACACCTAGTAGTAGTACTACCAGGTTTGTGATAGGTATGTAACATAACCACGCAAGATGTGCTACAGGTTTAGAATCAAGTTGTAAAGCTATTTGCCAAACCCTAAGTGATAACAGTACAGATATCACATACAGGATAAAATACGCCATTACTTACTCGTATTTGCTATAACTGGTATATTACCATTCATAACAGTTGCTGGAAGTGATCCGTTCCATCTCTCAGCCTCAGCAAGTCTAACATCAAGTTCTTTGTCTTGTAGTTCAAGTTTTCTAAGTGTGATAAGTTGAGGAGTAATTCCTTTAGCAGTCATAGCGTTGTAGTCTCTAATTCTCTTAGCTTCTAACATCTTAATTCTATAATCTGCTTCTGCTAACTCTTCTTGACCTTTTTTCCTAGTAAGTTCAATTTGAGTCTGTGCTTGTTGAGTAGTAATCTCCATTCTTCTCTTGTTTGCTGCTTCTATTGCTGCTGTAACAGATTTAGGGTACTCAATAGCCCCAATAGTGACATCTGATATATCCATAGGGATGTTTTGTAACTTAGGAAGTAAAGCTTGGTAGAGCTCAACGGTAATTCTTTCGTAGTTGACATTAACTTCGTCTACGTTGTACTTAGATATGACTGCTCTGGCTGTGTTCATTACGATCATCTTACCGTATACATTGTACACTTCTCTAGTAGTGATTCTATCATCATCCATTTTCATGTCATTGAAAATAGCATCAAGTCTCTTCTTGTCAGTAGTATTTCTACCTCTAAATACAACTTCAAACTTAAGTTTTAACTTGTCTTTTAGAAGTACTTCTATTGGTTCGTTAAATTTCTCCGTAGTAGTCTCTACGAATATTAATTTCTCTTTCTTTCTATTAGAAGTAAAAAACCCGTTGTCAATGTTAACAACGCCTGGAGGATAAACCTCTGGTTGGAACCCTGTCGGTCCAAGTACTTTAGCAACTGTTCCTTGCTCGACTTGTACATTACATCCAGTAAGTAGAAGTAATGCTACAGCACTTGCTGCTACTGTTTTAAATAATCTTTTCATTTAAGCTCCTCTTTGCTTATTGATTGAACTGCATTAACAGATTGCTTAAAGCTATCGTCCACTTGTTTGGGTGGAAGTACTTTCGAAGTAGCTATAGCTCTATCTGCTTGGTAGTTCACCGTGTTTGTTGTTGGGTTCATCTTAATTGGCATCATCCAGGAAAATATAAAAAGTATTAGTAGAATAATGTTCCATACTCTAGATTGTAACTTGTACTTCCATACTGCCCTGTAGGTAGCACCTACAGTTACCAAGAACAATCCGAGTTTAACTAACCAAAACCATTGGTAGGACAATTCCATGTGACTAGCCTACTAAACTGTAGTAAGATTTAATAATGAAGTCGTACGGAAATGTGGCTGGAGCAAAGTATGCCCAAGCACACACTACAGGGATCAGTGAACTTGTCAGTACGTACCCATTAGTCAAAATACCTATAACTGGATGGACAGGCTCATTTCTGAACTTGTTTACATCGTAATTTGCATCCATTACTTAGCTGCTTCGAATTGGTGTTTGATTTTTGTTGACTTACCAACTGTGTATGGTGTCATTTTTGCATTTGGGTGTTCAGCAATCATATTTACTAAATGTGCTTGTGCATCAGCTGTTGCCGACTTACCTGTGAATCTCTTCAACTCGATTTCAACTCCATCAGCTGTGTGGTAAAGTGCCATTACTGAAGGCTTAAGTTTGAAGTCAGACTTTGGTTTACTTACTTTAGTCCCTGTTTCGATTGTTTCGCCGTTTACTTTGATTTCGATATTTGTGTTCATTGTTTGTTCCTTAGTGATTGTCGGTTCTGATGTTTCTGTTGTTGCCATAACAGCACTGATTGGAGTGAAATCTTTTAGGAATTGCCCTAAACTTAAGCATCTATCCCCGTTAAAGTGAACGTCATTAGGGAATAATCCATTATGTTCTACTATTGTCACTTGTTCTTGGTATGCATTACGATTCCATAATGAACCTATCAATGGTCGTGTTTGTTCCTCACTCACTGAATCCTTTGTGTTAGATATTTCTGCATCACCTGTATAAAGTTCCCAAGCTATCCCTAAATACCACGGGCTATTATTTGTATTTGACACCCAGATTTTGTTACCATCTACTTTAGTAATAGTTTCAATAGATCCTGCATCTAGGTCTCCTATACCCACATGCCTTCTAGCTATTACTCTATCACCTACTTTTGCTTTGTTCATTATTTGTTCCTTTTTTGATAGTCTTAGTTCATCTTCTGCAACCCACCAGTAATCTGATTTGTCCTGTATGTAAACAGCAATAGAATCAGGATTATCAACTTGCATTATTTCTAGTTCTTTGTTATTACCTGCAAATAAACTTGATGTTGTGTCAACTATATCACCTTCTCTGAATTTACACTGTTGTTCCGGTTCGGCTTGTTGAATTATTAAGAAACTCTCTAATTGTCCTTGAGATAAGTGATTTGAACCTATATACACTCCATTCGCTACATCTACTTCAGTAACAGTTATTAAGCTCCCGGTTAAAAATACTCCTGTGGCCTCTAAACAGTATAATTGAGAACCTATTGATGCTTCAGATCCTGGTTTGGTGTCAATAACTTTGAAATGTTTAAAGTACCTCATCCCCGCACCATCATCATTTACTAGGTATATTCCAGGACTGCTACCAGATTTAGTAAATCTCTTTACTATGTTTATAGAGCCTACGTCTAAATTGGCGCCCTCTTGTGTGCTAATTCGTTCAACTATATCTCCGGCTATTGGTGTATATGTGGAAGGCTTGTATTTGTAATTCATTAAATTCCTTTCGTTTAAATTAAGTATAAAGGACTTCTCCTACGTACTATAATGTTCTACGAGCAAAGAAAATGCTGTGGTAAATAAAGTAGAACACTAACTACATAGTGTAGGTCAGCGATGCTCTGTTTGCGTTGATGGCAGGTGAGAGATTCCTAACTGATTTGCGATAAGCTGTTCTGTTTCACTTCCTACGCATACTGAGTAACACGTAGTTGCTCAATTAGTTCATATGCTTGTTTGAGTTCGTCCTTCAGAAGGTTCGACTCAGATTGGTACTGCTCTGCAATACGGATAGTTGCACGTAAAATTGACTTAGAATTAACTAGATCAGTCCTGCATGAGTTGTAGGCTGAACTAACACAATCCCTAGCAATTCGTTGCTTGAGCAAGGTTGAGTTCAGTGCACGTTCCTTCGCAAGGTCGAATCGAACTGACTTGAGTTCAGCAATAAGCTTGGGAATAGCACGATTACGTTGAGCTACATGCTCGTACGACTGTCGTGCTTTGTCTATATCAGACTGCATAGAGTTATACTCAGCGCCAGACATACGTACGTCTGCATTTGGATGAAGTAGTTCCATACTAGCCCTCCCTAAGAAATTGATTTGGGTAGTCTACTAGTATCGCATATACTAAAGCAAATCCCCAAAAAGTTGGTGTGAATATTGTGTGTCCAATAGCACTTAGTATAGGACCATAAATAAAAGATGGTATGATTATTAGTAATAATAAATTCATGACGAGTGCTCCTTTGCATATTCAATAGCAAACTGAAGTTCGGCTATGATAAGCTCACAAGATTGTTGGTAATAATCACAACAAGACCCATCACGTTGAGTCTCCCAGTGTTCGATACGGATTAGCAACCAAGGCAGGCTTGGTGGTACTGATGTGTTAGATGGCATTGCTTGTCCTTATGAAGATTTGGTTACGTGGTCGTATAATTCACCGCAATGTTCGCATTGAAGAGTTCGCACAAACTTGTAATTGTTTGACATAGCAGCAATTTCTTTCCATTTATGATTACATGGTTTTGGTTGCTTAGGTAATTCCCAAGTACCAATAAAAATTAATCGTAGTAATCTATACATATTAAGCTCCTATTTGAGTTCGTAAATTGGCAATCCTTACTTCAATGTAAGCTTGCAACGTTGTGTGTTCGTCAATTACTGACTGAGGTAAATCAGTAGAATCCTTAAGTGCGTCTGTAGAATGTTGCCAGTGCACACGTAGGGCTTTGATTTCTTCTGTTGGTGATAAATTGGTTGTTAGCATATTATTCCTTTGTGTGCCCATAATCTTCAGGCTGAACGCCACATAGATTATAAGAATGTTTGATTGTGTTCCAGTGCCCTGATTCAATTAGGTCTGCTTTGCCATTGTTGTGATCTGTATCGATGAAGATAAGATCAGAGACCTTAGTAGTAAACTGCTTACAAGTTCGTGTGGTAGCTAGAGTAGCGACAGTACCGTTTATTTTTAGTAAAACGAACCTCATAGCTTTACTAGATTGCCAAGTTGTGTGGTAGTTGCACCCTTCGACTAGTCTCATGTTAATACCCTTTCTTCATTAGTTTCACTAGTTCTCTTGAGCGATTACCAGATTGTTTGAACCAAAGGCTATCCTGCATAGAATTGCCTGCTGCTCTATAATATCCTTGTTTGATACGCCAAATTGTGTGTTTGAACTGCATAAGTCCAGTATAGCCAAGTTGGTAAGCCATTGATAAAAGTACATATTGACGAGTTGGGTTAAGTTTATTGTACCACTCGTGTTGTTGTAACTGTGCTTGGCGCATCGATAAACGATGAACTAGTAGCAAATGAGCTTCGGCCTTTGTGATGTACGATAGGTTGGTACCGTACCCAACTGAGTAATGATTGCCGTCTACGTAAGGTTTGTGTCTAAAACCTTCGTGTTGTTTGACCTCTGTTACGATTGAGTCGAAGTCAAGTGCGTATAGATTAATAGCTAGTAGTAAAAGTAGTAGTTGTTTCATGTTAGTCCTTTGTCAACCTCTTCGTATTTGCTTAAGGCCTGGTGACCCACCTTCGTAGAATTTAGGTTTAAGTTTGCCCTTGTTCTTTCTTATAAGTTTATTGACTTTATTTATATCAGAGTATGTTACTTTTTTACTTGTCATAGTTAATCCTTAGAGGTATTTGTTAATGGTTTTAAACCATGATTCTGACGTAGGTTTGTCATCCATATTAGTCCTTTATTAGTTACTTCATAAATAAACAACTCAGTAGTTGCTTAGTAATGAGGTGTTGGAGCCGAGCAGAAGGTCCCTCCCTTCCAGTTGCGCTGTGTACTATAGCATGCGGTACATACTCGGCATATAAAAGTGTGTGGACGTTGTCGGAATTGAACCGACCTACAGGAGCGACCTGCCACATTCAGACCAGATTGGGTAAACGTCCGTATAAAATTGGTGAAAGAGGTAGGATTTCAACCTACGTGGTTGTGTAAAGAACCGTCGAGTGATGTTACATATACACTCACACATTGCAGAATAGCTTGCTAACTACTCCCTACTCTGTCACTCTTTCATATAAAAGCTCCATGTTGCACGTTACATGGACCGTCGAGAATGGTTGCGTACTCAACTCCCAAGGAGTATAACGATTGTACGACTGTAGTAGGTTGCGTATACTTTCAAGGATTCGAACCTTGCGACCCGGGCTGTTACCCCCAGAGCTACACCCTGCAGACTTATCTATATACGGCTAGTTAAACAGACTTGCTTCCAAGACTGAGTGGTGCTGGGCACAGGCCTCGATCCTGTATTGTTACCCACTTCCACAGCATAAATAAAGTTGGTACATTCACACCTGTACCGATAATACTGACCAGGTTGTGCAGTATCCT